TCCCTACTCCGGGGCGGCCCGCTTCTGTATTGGCCGGCTACCGGCCCCGTACGCGCGTCGCGCCCATCATCACCAGGCCGCGCGCGATTCCCTGCCGTAGGTACGCGTCGACCCCGTCTTGTGCTGCGCCCGGGGGGATCGGGTCGAGGCCGATCACCACGCACACGTTCCCGCCGCGCGCGACGTGCTCGCGCCACCGGTCGCCCGGGGCCGGAACGCGTAGCACGTACTCGGGGTGTCCGTAGTCGAGGGCAGTGATGCGCCCTCGCAGAATCAGCCGGTCGCCGATGAACGGCACCCGTTCCGTGGCCGGCGACAGTTGCAGGGCGTCCACCATGCCGAGCAGGGCGGTACCGATGCTGTCGGTTGTCTCGCCCGGTCGCCGCGGCCCCGGGTGGCCGACGAGCAGCCATGCAACGGGGCCGGCGCTGGTCGCGTCGAGCCACGTCGTTACGACCGTGCCGGCGACGAATCCGGGGCCCGGTACGGCGCGAATCGTCATTTCCATTCCAGCTCCGCCCACACGATCTTTCCGAACGGTCGGTCGTCAACGCCCCATGTCGCCGCGAGGGCTTCGAGGATGAACAGGCCACGTCCGCGCCCGCGTTCGTCCGACTCGGGACGCTGTTGCGGACGGCGGCGGGCCGTGTCGTGTACCTCGACGCGCGCGCGGCCCGGTACGGCGTCGAGGACGACGAGCACGGAGTCGCCCGGTTCGGTGCCGTAGCGGACGGCGTTCGTCACCAGCTCGGAGACGACGAGAGTTACGTCGTCTGTGCTCTCCGCGGGTGAGTCCGGCACATAGAAGCTGACGAACTCCCGTGCGTACGCCCGCGCGGCCCCTACCGACTCCGGATCGGCGGCGAGCATCAGTTGAGGGGGCGGTCCGGGCGGTGACGTGCAATGGTCTGGCGGTAATGCGGTCGGCCGCACGATTTCCATGCAACCCCCTTCAAGGGCATGTGCCATCCCGGCGGCTTTCGTTACGCACCAGCGGTGACACGGTGACGTTTCGTCACACCAGACTGCCCGTCGAACGGTCGAACCTGCAACACTCGCAGAGCAGGAATGCAAAATTGCATATGCCGGTGAGAGCAGCAGGCAGCGAGGGGGGCAGGTCAGGTGACATCACCCGCGGGCAAGCGGCAGACTGTCGGCGACGGATCACAACCGGGAGGGGGGTACGTGAGCACACCAACGGTGCGCCGGCGCAGGCTCGGCGTGAAACTGCGAGCGCTGCGCGACGCGGTCGGCCTCACCCTCGACGAGGTTGCCGAGAAGTCGAACGGCGCGCTCACGACGGCGAAACTCTCGAGGCTCGAGACTGCCCGGACCGCGGCCAAGGCGCCGGATGTTGAGCAGCTGCTCGACCTGTACGCGGTCGAGGATGCCGAGCTACGAACGGCCCTGCTCGCGCTCACCCGCGACGGTGGGCGCCGCGGGTGGTGGCACTCGTACCGGGGCGTCTTGTCGCCGGTGTACGAGGATTTGATCAGCCTCGAGGCTGAGGCAACGTCCATCCGTACGTGGCAGATGGGCGTGATACCGGGCCTGTTGCAGACAGGCGAGTACGCCCGGGAGATCATCACGGCGACGGCCATGTCTGCGGCCGTCGAGGCCAAAGTCGATGCGCTGGTCGAGGTGCGCCTCGCTCGACAGGTGGTGCTCACCCGCGAACAGCCGCTCGACCTGTGGGCGATCGTTGCTGAGGGTGCGCTACGTACGCGGTGCGTCGGTGACGGCGTGATGCGCGACCAGCTCGCGCGGCTGCACTCACTGAGTAAGCGGCCGAACATCAACATTCAGATTTTGCCGACGGACGCCCCGCCCCATGTCGGGCAGATGGGGTCTTACTCGGTCCTCGGATTCGAGGAACACACCGACCTCGATGTTGTCCACGTCGAGAGCCTGACCTCTGCTCTGTACGTAGAGGCTCGGGAGCAAGTGGGCGCCTACCGGGACGCATTCGAGCGGTTGCGTGCTGCGGCACTGTCGGTCGAGGCGTCCGTCGAACGCATTGCAGAGATAAGGGAATCCGCATGACGCACATTGAGAACGCCTCGACGCTCGCCGTTGAGTGGTGGAAGTCGTCGGCGTCCGGGTCGCAGTCCGACTGCGTCGAGTGCGGCATCGTCGATGGGCAGACGGTCGCCGTGCGGGACAGCAAGAACCCGACGGGTCCGGCGCTGCTCCTGACGCGCGGACAGCTGGCGGGGCTGGTGTCCGCGATTCGCTCGGGCCACTTCATCGGCGAGGCGTAAGCGAGCAGGGAAGACAGAACGGCCCGCCCCCGCGGGATTCGGGGGCGGGCCGTTCGCTGTGCCGGCGACCTCGAGCCTACGGGGCGGGGTGTCAGTCGGGAACGCACAGAACGCCCCCCACGACGGCCCGTGCGGCCGTGTGGGGGGCGTTGCTGCGCTATCGGTTGGCGGCGGTCCACAGCGACAGGAGCAGGCCGCACAGGGCGACCAGCGCGGCGACGGACGGGAGCGGCCACCGGTTCCGCTCGAGGGCGGCGAGGCGTTCCGTGTCGCGCTTCTGGCGTTCGGTTTCGCCTCGCTCGAGGGTGTCGAGGCGGCCGTCGTGGTCGTCGATTCGGCGCGTGTGATCCTTGATCGCTTCGTCGGTCTGGTCGTGGCGCTGCACCAGTAGGGCGAGGGCACCGTCGGTGCGGGTGAATCCCACTTCGATTGTTCTCCGGATGCGCTCGAGCTCGAGGGCGACCGCGGCCGGATCGTTCGGCGAGGGGCTGGTCATTCGGTGCGCCCTCCGGGGTCCGGCGCGGTGCGGAGCCACGCGGGCAGGAAGCGTTGGACGGTGGGCGAGGCCATGGCGCGCGTGATCGCGGCGGCGACGGCGAGGGCGACACCGTAGCCGGCCGCGGTCTCGGGCACTCCCAGTGTGGGGAGCAGGATCGGGAGCGCGGCGGCGAGGCCGACGACGGTCTGTACGACGGTGCGCACGGTGCGGCGGTTGGAGTCCTTCACGGCGAGGTGTCCGTTCGTCGGGGGTGGTGCCCGCCCTCGCGGTCGAGGGCGGGCGGGGCGGGCGGTCGCTACGCGGCGACCTTGAAGCCGTGGCGGTGGGCGAGCACGTCGAGGCTGGCGCGGCCCGGGATGCCGTCGGCCGCGGCGCCGGAGTAGCCACAACGGCGCTGCCACCGGGCGTAGGCCGATACGGTCGCGGTGCCGAAATGGCCGTCGACGTACTTCCGGTCGAGCAGGCCCTCGGCGGCGAGGGCGTCCTCGACGACGCGGGCGCCCGCGTACGAAACGGGGGTGCCGCTCTTGGCGGGGTCGCGGCGGGCCGCGGTGATCAGCTGCGAGAGATCGACGGTCTTCGGCTTGCTCGAGGGCTTGCTCGGCGCCGGCTTGGTGGGGGCCGGCGCGGTGTCGTCGTCGAGCAGCTGCGCGACGCGGGCCCGGATCTTGTCCATGGTGAGGGCGGGCCCGCCCTTCTTCCCGATCGGGCCGCGGGGGTCGACCTTGCCCGGCTGCCACTCCGAGTGTCCGATCACGGACTCGGCGCCCCATCCGTGCGCGCGGCAGATGCCGGCCGCGGCGCGGGCGATCGCCTCGACCTGTGCCTCGGGCCACGGGTCGACGTTGTCGCCCATGTTGATGCACTCGAAACCGTAGAAGTGGCGGTTCCCGTCGGTGTTCGCCTCGTTGTCGGGCGACAGGGCGCGCTCGGCGATCACGTCGTCGAGAACGTCGTCGTCCCCCGATCCGGCGTGGTTGGCGCGGCCGTAACCGATCAGGTGGACGGTGCCGGCCTTGTCGATGACGCCATGGCACAGGGGCCCGGGGAGGGAGCTGTACCCCCTGCGGCACAGGGCGACCGAGTGCTCGGTTCCCTCGGTCACGGTGTGGTGGATCATCACGCCGTGCATGGGGCCCCATGGGCCCTTGTGGTTGCGGTTGTGGTCGGTCCAGTCGCCGACCTCGACGACGCGCGCGCCGGCGCCCCGTATCGAGTCGCGGAACTTGGAAGCGGACAGGGGATCGGCCATGCGGTGTGTCTCCAGACATGAGAAACGCCCCCGGCGCGGTGCGCGAGGGCGTGCGGTTGCGGGGGCGAGCTACACCATGGCGAGGGCCATGATTGCGGGGTCGAGGCCGACCTCGCCGGTTGCTTGGTTGACGGTGGCGGGCAGGGTCGATTGCCCGCTCGCGATGCACCAATGCCGCTGAAACGCGGTGGTGCCGAGAAAGAAGTTCCCGGGGTTGCTGGGTGCCTCGTTCTGTATGTGCATGTAGTAGAAATCGGTGGCCGATCCGGCGGAGAGCAGGAACGCGGCCCAGTAGCGGCCCGGGGTGAGGGTCGCCGTAGCGCTGAGCGGGATCGGTACGGCTCCGATGTGGTTGCCAGTCATGCCCGGGGCGGAACCGGTGATCTGTCCGGCGGCCGGCACGTTGGATAGTGCCGTACTGCCGGACCATGCGACGCGCGAACCTGCTTCGCTGTAGATGCCGGCGAAGAATCGCGCGGCCGGCACGGCGGTCGATCCGGCCCAACCGCGGGCCATGATGACGACGCGGTTTACCTGTGTCGACTCCGTGATGTTGATTCCGCACATGTAGATGCGGCCGACTACTGCGGCCTTGAGTGTCGTCGGGTTGGCGACCGCGGCGGGGTCGACCGACCATGCCTGAAAACCGAGTGCCTGCGGCGTCCACATGTTCCGGCCGACGGCGCTCGGAAGCTGCGCGATCGGCACACGGGTTGCGGCGTCGAGGCTGGCGACCCCGTTCGCTGCGCCCCGCGCGGTCGTGGCGAGGGCGCCGACGGCGGCGGCGGTGTGCGTGTGGCCGGCGGTCGCGGCGCCTACGTCGGCCGCGTCGAGGACGACGACACCTGTCTCGCCGTTGACGGACTCGACGGCGCCCCCGCCGGTTCCCTCCGGAAGCTGCGCGGCCGGTACCTTGCCGGTCCCGTCGAGGGTCGCCACGCCCCCGGGAGCCCCCGGCGCGGTGTCGGGGACGGCTCCCACGTCGGCCGCGTCGAGGACGACGACGGCGGCGGCCTGGCCGTTGACGGACTGCACAACGCCCGGGGCGCCCTGCTCGCCCTGCGGGCCCTGCTCGCCGGTCGGGCCGACCAGAGAGGCGAGCCATGCGGCGCGGTCGCCGACGAAACCGCCGGCGACGGCGACCTCGTACGCGTCGTCGCCCGGTACGCCCTGCACGCCTTGCACGCCCTGTATGCCCTGCGGGCCGACCAGAGAGGCGAGCCACTGCTCGACGGTGCCGGCGAATCCCTGCTCGACGGCGACCTCGTACGCGCTGTCGCCTCGCACGGCGACGTACGTCGGGGTGCTCGGGTCGGTCGGGGCGAGGTCGGCGATATCGACGTTCGGCGACTCGGCCGGCAAGAGGATTTGATAGACGCGGTTCTGTGCCACGCCTGTGAACTGCTCGGCGACGCTGTACGACCAGCCGCTCGGACTCATGCCCGGGGCGTCGGTCGCCGGAAGCGTCACGGTGAACGCGCCTGTCTGGTCGAGCGGGACCGTTACCGGCCCGCCGAGAATCACGTCGTGATCAGGGAACGTGATCAGGGCCGGCGCCCTCCACACGATCTGTCCAGTCAAGGCGCGGCCGTCCGGGGTCAGAAACCGCCCCGTCACGGTCACTGTCGGAATCCCCTCGGGGAGCGGCATCGGTGGGTCCTTCCTGGAACTGGCGCGGTGTGGCGAGGTTGGGGTCGGGTCCGGGCTGCGGCAGGGTGCCGCCGCTCTCGGGGTCGGTGTCGGGCATGGTTACGGCGCCTCCCCAGGGCCGAAGGTGTTCCGGGTGTAGACACCGAGACAGTTCGTGCGGATCGTGCCGGTGCCGGACCGTACGGAGTGCTTCAACCGGTAGTTGCAGTGGTCCATGAAGTTCTGGCGCACGGGCATGGTGATTTCGTGGAACGTCCAGCCGTTCGACACGTTCGCGACCCATGAATCGATCTGGCCGAGTCCGTCGTCGAACGACACGTCGGCCGTGACTCCGGTCGGGCAGAACGTTTCAAACGCGGCATAGAGAACGGCGTTCATGAGCCGTGACGCTCCGGTCCATGCCGTTGTGGTCGCGGTGCTGCTCGTCTCGCGGCCGGATGTGGGTTGCATGGGAATCGGCATCGACGGCCGGCCGAGGAACGGGTCGGCCCATGCGTCGTCCATGAGCAGCACGTCGCCGGCGCGCGACCATACGCGCACCATCTGTCCGGCGGCGCCCTCCTCGTCGCCGACGGTGAGTGCCGCGGTGCCGTTCTCTCGCGCCATGCCGACGGCCCAGTCACCTTCGGGTGTCTGGCCGGTCATGAAGATGCGGTTCCCGCCGGGCTCCTGCGCGATGATGCGTCCGCCCTCGCCGATCACTACGTCGCCGTTGAGTATCTGATTCATGGCGGGCCGGATCTGCGCGCGCCCGCGCAGCTGCGCGACCTCGCGCTCGAGGGCGGCGAGGCGGTCAAGTACGTCCTGTGGCACGTACGGCACGGTTACGGGACCTCCAGATACAGGCGGGCCGTTTCCGGGCGGCCTCGCTCGGGCGGGGAAATGGTCATGCCGACGACGCGGTACCGGGCGTCGAGCGCGGTCGGGTGCCACAGGTCGCGGATGCGTAGGCGGACCGTTGAGCCGAGCAGGGCCGGCGTCACGTTCCCGCCGAGCAACACGGTTACCTCGGGGATCTGCACGGGCGTGAGTGCCGCTGTCCAGTCGGCCCGGGCGTGCGCGTCGAGGGTGTCCTGTTGCTCAACGGTCGTGTAGTCGCTCGAGCCGTCGAGGCGCGGCCATCCGGCCTCGATATCGGCGTCGTCGACCAGCACGGGCGAGGTGAGCGGGTAAGAGTCCGCGGCCTGGTTGGTGTTGACGGACGCGCCCCGGGTCTGCCACCCGTTCGCCTTCAACGTCGCATCCGTCGGCCACGAGTAGGACAACACGGGGCCCGGGTGGTCGAGGACGATCTCGGCCGCGCCCGTACGGATCACGGGGTGGCCGAGCTGCAACCGCTTGACGCGCCGGCCGTCGCCGTCGCGGTACGACGCGATACGCCACTCGAAACCGCGCTCGGTCGCGGCGAGCTGGTCGAGCAGGTCACCCACGCTGGCATGGTCGTACCGCAGAAACGTGCGGTCGCGGGCCACGCCCGATACGGCGTCGTCGTACGTGATGCCGATGTCTCCGCCGGGCGTGATCTGCACGTAGTCGACCAGCTCGCGCACGATGTCGAATTGGTCGACCTGCGTCGCGGTGAGGGTGTCGAACAACAGGCGGCGGTACAGGTAGCTTTCCCATCCGCCGGCCTGTAGTTGCGCGCCGAGAAACCCGCGGTCGTCGGATGCGAGGTTGAGCGTCCACAGGATGCCGCCCCACCAAATCTCGCGCCCGCGCTCGACCCACAGGCCCGTACGCCCGGGCACCAGCGCGCGGCGGGCGCGCTCGGCGAGGGCGCGGTTCGGGATCGGCACGGTGCCCGTGAGTCGGCCCGTCTTGCCTATGTAGTCGTCGAGAGACACGCCCTGTACGGGTAGGGCGTCGAGCAGCTGGTCGGACCGTAGGTCACACAACAGCAGGCGATAGGGCGGCGCGGTCGCCATGGGCACCCCCGATCACGGCAGGAAGTACATCGGCGACATGCGGATGTTGCGGTCGTTGTGTAGGGCGCCCTCGCCGGTCCATGTCCGGATGGTGATCACTCCGCCGGTGGTGAGGCGGGCCGTGCCGTGGCCGAATCCGTCGGATACGGCCATGTCCACATCGGCCGCGGGGCGCCACCCTGCGGGCACGGTGCCGACTACCTCGTCGTTGATGTTGCCGGCCGCGGGTACGTTGAGCTGCGCGCCGTTGCGGCGGACCTCGAGCGAGAAGAACACCAGTCCGTTTCCGCGGCGGGCGCGGTAGCTGTTGAGCGTGTAGCCGGCCGCGATGGCGAATCCGGATGTGACGGTCTCGACCAGCAGCGGCGGCCGGTACGTCTGCCACTGCTCGAGCGGCGCCGACCAGCGTTCGAGGGCGCCCCCGTTGTCGCGGTACTGGCCGTCGTAGGCGCCGGCGAACGACAATCCCCAGCCAAGGGGGATGATGCCGCCGGCCGCGACGGTGAAGCGTCGCCGGTCGGCGAGGGCGGCGCCGAAGTCGATACCGCCCACGCCCGCGGACGCGCCCGCGGGAACGGTCACCTCCCACAGGCGAAGGCACGCGCTCGGCAGGGTCGGCGCGGTCGGGGTGGCGGTCGGCTCGCCCTGCACTACCTCGAGGCGGCAGAGGTTCTGTCCCTCGGTGTCGAACAGCTGGTCGTACACACGGATTACGACGGCGTCGACGCGGGCGAACTGCGCGTTACCGTCGGCGAACGTGACGACGGCGGGCGCGTCGTTGGCGACCGGGTACGCGCCCTGCGCGTCGGTGCCCTGGACGACGGCGCGGCCGATGCCAATCTGTAGATCCATCGCGCCCGCGGCCGTGGCGGCGAACGGGTCGCCCCCGGGGATCACTCCGTCGCGGGTGCGTATCTCACTCTCGGGCGACATGGTGCCGAGCGGGGCGAGGCGCGTGTCTTCGCGGGTCTGTCCGGGGCCGTCGACTCCGGGCAACAGCCATGCGGTACGCACGGTCACGGGCGGTACTCCTTACCAGTAGGCCGAGCGGTAGCGCACGGTGGCGGACGCTGCGGGGTCGTTGCTGCCGGGCGCGGCCCGGAAGGTGAGGTTCGTTGTGCCGCGGGGCAGGGTGAATGTCTGCTCGGGCACTGAGCGGCTGGTCGCGGTGTAGATGCGCGACGCGGTGCCGTTGAGTACGACCGTGCCCGCGCGGGTGTCGACGACCAGCACATCGCCGGCGGCGAGCGGTATGTCGTACTCGAGCACGTCGCCGGTGTCGACGTTGGTCAACGCGGGGCGGGTGACGGGCCCGCGGAACTCGACGACCGGATGTGTAGCGGCGTCGCCGAGATTGGCCACGGACAGGGCGCCGGTACTGCCCGGGGCACCGAACTCGAGCGGCCACGACAGGGCGCCGGATGAGTTGTTGATCAGCAGTTGCGAGGCGCCGATCGGTACCGGTGCGCCGAGCGCGGCGGCGAACGTGATCGTCGGCTGTACGAACGCTGCGCCGTCCGGCGCGGTCGCGGTGAACGTGCCTTGCCCGGGCGTGCCGGCCGTCTCGACCAGATACGTACCGGCCGCATCCCACCACGCGAGGGCGGGCGTTGCGCCCTGCGCGACGGCGAGGGCGGTCGTGAACGTGACCTCGGTACCGGACGACACAGGCCACCCGTAGTCGCTGGTCGGGTGCGACCACACCAGCAGTGCGCCCGCGGCCTGCGGGTGCACGGTGATCGTGCCGGCGTTGTCGGCGATGACCGGGTCGCCGTCGGACCACCATTGCCAGTCGGGCGCCTCGCCGGCGGCCTGCTCCTCGGCGAGGACCTGCACGGGCGAGGCCGTCCACTCGAGGCCCGGCTCGGCCGCGGGCAGGGTCGCCGATGCGGCGTACTCGGCGAGGCCGTAGCGGCGCGGGTCGGTCGCGATGAACTCGACCGCTCCGCCGGTGATCGTGCCGAGTCGGTACCCCTTGCCCGCCGGGACGGCCCGCCGGGTGGCGCGCGCGTAGGCGAGCAGGGGGCCGCGGTCGTCGAGCCACGCGACGAACGGCAACTCGTCGACGGCCGGCGCGGTGTGGGCGTTGAGCTCGCCGACGATGGCGCCGATGGTTGCCCGCGGGGCGCGCACGATCAGCCCCTCGAGGCCGATCGTGCGTGCCTGTGCGAGCAGCTGCCCGGGGAACGCCCCGTGTGCGTCGCTGCGCGCCACGGTGCCGCTGTCGAGGGCGGGCAGGTCTTCCCAACCGGTGATCCGTTGCCACCGGTAGGGGGTGCCCGGGCCGAGCAGCAGGTCGCCGTACTGCACGTGCCCGGGGCGGGTGACGCGGTCGCCGATGGCCACGGTTCACCCCCTTGCCTTGGCGAGCCATTCGAGGGCTCGCGCGTTGTCGTCCGGACTGCCGTTCTCGGCCGCGTGCCAGTGCTCGACGTGCACCAGTGATCCGCCGGCGGCGGCGCCCCCGAACGGGGAGCCGAACGCGCTCGCGCCCGCGAGGGCGGGCGTAAGGGCCGGAACGGCGGGCGGGGTGACCAGCGTTCGCATGGCGCGATCGACGGCGCCCGCGCCCCCCTCGATGCCCTTGACGACACCAGCGGGAATCCAGCGGCCTACGTCGCGCGCCATGACCTTGGACGGCGACGCGATGCCGAGCGCTTTCGCGATCGGCCCGGGGATGAGGTCCTTTGCCCATCCGGTCAACGTCGACTTGAGCCACTGGCCCATGGACTTAATGCCGTTCCACAGGCCGCGCACGATGTCTTTGCCCTTGCTGACCAGCAGCGTTCCAAGGTTTCCGAGCGCGGACGCGATCCGGCCCGGTAGGCCGCGCACCCACGCGATAGCCTCGCCGGCCTTGCTGACGATGGAGTCCTTGAAGCTGCGCAGCGCGGATACGGCGCGGTCGCGCATCCGGCCGGCGAACGGGGCGAGGGCGTTGAACGCCTTACCGGGTAGACCCTTGATCCACTCGATAGCGGCGTCGATGCCGTCGCCGACCCATTCGCCGATCTTGGTCGCTATGTCGCCGATGATCCGGCCGGCCGCGGAAACGGCCTGCTTGGCGAGCTCCCACGCCTTCCCGAAATCGCCCTGTAGCAGGGCGACTATCGCCTCGATGATCGGTACGACCACCTGCTCGATCACGCGGGCGAGGCCGCCGGCGAGGATGCCGGCGAGCTGTCCCACCAGCCCGATCAAAGGCTCGATGATCGGCATAAGGGCGTTGAGTGCGCCGATCAGTAGCTCGCCGATGGCGGGCAGGAGCGGGGCGAGGGCGACAAGGATTTGCCCGAACGCCTCGCCGATCGTGGCGAGGGCCGGCGACAGGGCGACGATCAGTTCCGCGAGGATCGGAAACACGGTCGCGGCGAGGTCGCCGAGCATGGTCGCTATCGGGGCGATGATCCCGGGCAGGGTCGCCAGGATCGGCCGCAGCGCGCCCGCGAGGGCGTTCACCACCAGCATGATCACGGGCGACATTTGGGCGAACACGTCACCCACGGCGGTGAGCAGCGGGGCGAGGGCGGGCAGCACGGACGCGATCAGCTCGCCGAGCACGGGCAGGATCGGCGATACGGCGTCAATGAGGATGCCGAACGCGTCCGCGGCGGCGGCGAGAATCGGGCCGAGCGCGTCGACGATCGGCAACAGCGCGTCGCCGAGCGAGGTCGCCAACCGCGCCAACGGCGGGCCGAGCGAGGACAGAGCAGGGCCGAGCGCGCCGGCGAGGCTCGAGACAAGCGGGCCGATGGCTTTCGCGAGGGCGGCGAGCACGGGCCCGCCGGCCTCCGCGAGGGCGCCGACCAGCTCGCCGAGCGCGGGCAGGATCTCGCCCACCGCGCCGAACAGTCCGCCCAGCCCCTCAGCTGCGCCACCGGCGCCGGCCGCTACGCCCTCGAAAAACCCGCCGATGCCGTCGCCTACCGCGCCGAGTCCGGTCGACAGTGCCTCGATGACCGGGCCCGCGGCCTCGACCGCGGCGACCAGCCCGGGCATGGCGCCCTTGGCGAGGGCGCCGATGCCGGACACCAGCGGCTCGACCAGCGGCGCCACGCCCTCGAACAGTTGTCCGATCTGCGGGGCGAGGTCGTCGAATATGCCCGTCAGCTGGTCGGCCGCGGCGACGAACGGCTTCACAAGAGGCTGCGCCAGCTCTTGCATTTGGCCCTTGACGTGCTCGGACATGTCCGAGAACGCGCCCTTTACCTGCTCGTTCTCGGCGAGGACCTTCGCGCCGAGTCCGATCACGGCGAGCGGGACCGCGGCGAGCGCACCGCCGGCAACCAGCGCACCGCCGGCGAGCAGCTTCGTTGACGTGGCGGCGGCGCCGAGCAACGGGCCGATGCCGGCCAGTCCGCGGCCGGCTTCCTCCGCCCCGCCCCCGATGCCGTCGCCGAGCGCTCCGCCCATCTCGGCGCCGGCTGCAACGAACCGGCCGCGCATGTCGCGTAGCCGGCCGTCGGCGTCACGCTGTAGCCCCTGCATGGCCGTTTGCGTGTCGGCTACGCCCCGTTGCGCCCCCGAATCGTCGAGGTCGATATAGCCGGTGAGCTCGCCGATTGTGAGCGCCACGGGGCACCCCCCTTTATGCAGTTGTCGTATTGCGGATTACCGCCCCGTAAGGCGGGCGATTTCGTCGGGGTCGGTGACGATGCGCGGGGTGTTCCGCCACGCGTGCGCGAACCGGGATTCGGCGGGTAGTCCGCCTACGCGGTTAAGGAATTCACGCGTGGAAAGCGCAGCGATCTGCGCAGAGGTGAGCCGGTACTCGCGGGCGAGGTCGGACTCGACCGCGCCCCAATTCGCTAGGACCGCTTGCCAGAATTCCGCGGCTTCGCCTTCGGCTTGGCCTTGGGCTTGCCCTTGGCCGGCGCCCGCCGCGGTGCCGCTTTTCCCGCGGCCTTGGCCTGCTCGCGCTCGTCGTACAGCTGCGCGGCCCGCTCCATCGAAACGGCGCCCGGATCGGCGACGTTGGCCGTCGCCCACAGCAGCACGATTCCGAGGTGACGGTCGGACATGCCCTGTTCGGCCCAGTGGTCGACCGCGTCAGGGCCGAACAGGGAGCCGAGCAGGCGCCGAATGTCGTCGGGCCGCGCGCTGTTCTGCACGCGGTGCAGCTGGAGCGTGAACAGGGCGGGCAGGGTCGGCGGCAGGGTGTACGTGCGGCCGTACAGCTTGAGCGGTACGCCCTGCTTGACGGGCTCGGCCTGCTCGGAAAAGAACGCGTCGAAGTCGGCGACCTCGTGCACGCCCTCGAGCTGGTCGTCGTCGTGCTCGGTCACGGGCCGGTCACCACCGCGGCGGTAGTCGGCGCACCGCACCGGGTGAACGTGGCGCCCCATGAGGTCTTGGCGTTCGTCTCGCCCCCGCGCTCGCCCGGGGTGACGGTGCACTCCCACACGGTCCACTCGTCCTGTGAGGTGTGCCGGTAGCGCATCCGGCCGCGGGACTCCTCGCCGAACCGGTACGCCCACGTCTTGTCGATGTAGTCCTGTCCGGGGTCGCGGGTGCCGGCGGTCGCCGTGTACTGCCCGGAAACCTCGATCGTGGCTCCGCGCTGCATCACGTCCTGTTCGTAATACC